AATGCTTATCTTTTGGTCTTTGGTTCGGAATAGTGTAGTGCTGGCGGTCTATCTCTTGTTTTCGGTTGCTTGCTTCCTTACCGTACATGAGCATTAAAGCAGGTAATGTAACAAAAGAAGCATTGCCTGATGATATTAAAGCCGGCGATCGTATTGCTTTAGCACATCAAAATGTGAGCGATGTGAAAATTGCTGAATTAAAAGAAAACACGGATTTTGTTGTTGATGCGATTTTCGGGACGATTGAGTTTTTAAAAGAACAAAAAAGCAAGAAATTAACTGTCGATTACAACTATGGCGATGTTGATGTTATTGCACTTTTAACTACTAACCCGAAAGATTTATTCCTACGTTTCGAAGGCATTAACTTAGCTGAAACTAACGAATGGAACTTAGTTGAGTTGTACAAAATCAATTTCAACCCGACGGAAGCATTAAATTTAATTAACAATGAAAATGCGCTTGATGCGTTAAGTGCGAAAGCCAAAGTGTTAGCCGATACGACTAAGGCGGGTGATAGCACGCTCGGGCGTTTCGGGCGCGTTGTTAAGATTAAAAAATAACGCATTCTCCTGCCCCTAAATACTAGGGGCTTTTTTGAACCCAATAAAGGCGTAATTATGCAAAAAACAGATGAATTAAATGTGTTGTTCCCGAATGAGAAAATCACTATTGCGGGCGAAGAAATCGAAGTCAAAGAATACTCTTTAATCCAACAATTACAGCACCGTGCGTTGTTTATGCCATTTGTTACGGCATTGCGTGGCACGTTAAGTAAAGCTGAAGCGGAGTTTGGTTTAGATGGTTTGATGAACCTTATTGCCGAACATTACCAAGATGTACTGCATTTAGTCAGTATTTCGGTGGGTAAACCACTTGAATGGGTACAGAATCTGACAGGCGAAGATGCCGAAACGGTGTTAATGATGTGGTGGACGGTAAATAGCGATTTTTTTACCCGTCAGGCGGTACAGCCGATGTTAGAGAAAATGGCGCAAGCGAACCTGAAATCTGTTGGGGTGAAATCGTCGAGCAACTAATTGCAAGCGGTCATATTTTCTCGGAAATTTGCCATTACACCGCTCGACAAACAGAGCTTTTTTATACAAAAGCCCTTAAACGGGAGCGGAATTTAAGGGCAAGTCGCACAATGGATGTGGCTTTCGGGGTGAATGGTGGCAAGGAAATTAAAGATTATCTTGAACAGCTTAAGGGACTATAAACGGCTACCAAGGAACAATCCTAACAGAGATCCAACCGAAAATTTATTCAGTACGCCTACCATCGTCATTAATACCGCTACGACCGCTAGCAAACCGAAAAGTGCTTTAGCACTTTGCCAAAAGCTGAAATCGGTAAAACACATAACTAACAAGGACAGCCCCATAAAGCCCAACAAGCACACACTTAAGCCAATAAAGAGCGCATTCGGTGTGGTGGTATTTTCTTGGGTTGATTTGTTTTCAATCATTACAACGGATTCCTATGGCAAACAGTGAATTAAATTTAGCGTTAAAGATTAAAGCCGATTTAAACGACGCATTAAGCAAGTTTAAAACGCTTGAAAAAGAATTGCAAGCTGGTGCTGCTGCAAGCCAAGGGCTAGGCAAAGGCGCGCAAACCGGTGCTGGTGGCTTAGACGGTCTTGCTAAAAAAGCCGATGAAGCGACTTCAAAACTTGGTAAAACACGCGCCGGTGTTGAATCTATCAGTAAGCAATTAGCTGAATTAAAAAAACAGGCGTTAGGTTTTACTTTAGGGAAAGTTGCCATTGGCAATTTAGTACAAACCAGTGACGAATTTAAAAGCCTTGAAGCGCGTATCAAATTAGTTTCTCGCTCGAATCTTGAAGCAAAAGGGACTTTTCATGGTTTGATGGCTGTAGCACAAGAAACGGGGACGGCATTTTCTGCTACGGCGGAGCTTTACACGCGTGTTTTCCGTTCCTTGGGCGACACTGCAAATTCCGGTGAAGTGTTACGTTTTACTAAAACCGTTTCACAGGCGATGACAGTCAGCGGTGCTGGTGCACAAGAAGCGCAAGCAGCAATCATTCAGCTCTCGCAAGGTATGGCAGCCGGTGCATTACGTGGCGAAGAATTTAACTCGGTGTCTGAACAAGCCCCGATTATTTTAGAACTCTTGCAAAAATCCCTCGGTAAAACACGCGGTGAATTACGCAAAATGGCGGAAGAAGGTCAATTAACCACAGAAGTGATTATGACTGCCGTGGCTGAAGGTGCAGACAGTATTCAAAAACAATATGAGCAAATGCCGCTTACGATTGGCAAAGCAGTCACGCAATTATCTAACACATGGCTTGAGTTCATTGGTAATACTGATAAAACCCTTGGTGCTTCTACCCTTGTTTCGGCTGCGATTTCTACGCTGGCAAATAATCTCGAAGGGTTAGCAGGCATTGCCATTTTAGTCGGTACGGCATATACCGCCCGCTATCTTTCGGCAATGTACACCAGTATTGGTGTAAAAAGTAAAGCGGCGATTGCTGAAAGTGCGCACATGACTGCAATTAACGCGAGCGCAACGGCTTCAGTGCGCCAAGCACAAGCGACAGTGGTTTTAATGCAGGCAGTTAATGGCGAGACGGTATCAGTCGGGCGTGCAACGCAAGCCTATGGTGCGCTTGCTGTTGCCAAAGCACGTGCCGCTGCAGTCAATGTTGGCGCAGGCTTGTTCTCTCTTATCGGCGGTTCTTTTGGGTTTGCGGTTACGGCACTCGCAGGTTTAGCCGCTGCTTATTTTTATTTAAAAAGTCAGGAAGAAGAAGCTGAACGCCAATTTGCCCAATCTCTCACTACGCTTGATGCCAATATTGAGAAAACTAAAGCCTTAGTTGAAGCACGCACTCAATTAGGTGAAATGGGTGGTTTTAGTGACCGCATGGAACAGTTAAAAGTCAATACGGCGTCATTAGACGGAGCGAAACAAAAACTTGAAGCACTCATTGCCGAGCGCGATAAATTGCTGAATCAAAACCGCACTAGCGTCATGGGTGGATTGATTAATGCCGATGAAGTGAATGCGCTTAATACGCAAATTGACGAGCTACAGCAAAAAATTGATGCAATGAGTACGGCAAGCAGCGAATTAGCCAATATTACTCAAACGCAATTGGCTGTGGCTTGGGATGCCGCCATTGAAGCCGGTGGTACGCTTGCAGAAAAATTGACGGAAATCGGCGACCCACAACACCCAGAAGCAGTGAAACTTCTGACCGAAGCAATCAAAGCAAGTGAAACCGAAGCACTTGCGATGAAAACAGAAGTGGAAGAACTCACTCAAAAGCTGAAAAAAGACTTGAGTCAAGCCTCCACGACGGCAATAGAACGCTTAGAAGCAATGCGCACAAAATTTGAAGGGATTGCGGCACAAGCGGGCATGTCCGGCAATGCGGTGCAAGGCTTCATTAATAAAATCAATGAAGCTATCGGTTTGCAAAAACAGCTGGAACAAAAGCAAGCAGAGAAAAAAGGCGGCGATGAGTTAGAAAAACTGCGTACGCGCGCGCGTCAATCCGGCATGACTGAGCTTGAAAAGAACATTGATAATGCTCGCAACAATAGTAATTGGACTGCGGAACAGAAAAAAGAAGCCGAAGCCCTTTATCAAACCATTGATGCGAATCAGAAAAAACTGCGTGAACAAGCAGAAGCGGACAGAAAAGCGAAAGCGGAAGCGAATAAAGCACAACGTAAAGCAGAAAGCGATGCAAAAAAAGCGGCACAAGATACAAGACGCACGGCAGAAGAAGCCACAAATAAGCTACGCGAACTCAATAGTGATTACTTGCGCTTAACAGGACAAACGGCAAAAGCAGATCTGCTTGATGTACAAAGTAAATACAATCAGTTACTCGCTTTATTTAGTAAAGCGAACAATCAAGACGGTATCAATTTAGTTAAGCAAATGTTACCGCTGGAAGAAGCCAAGGTTCAATTAAGTGGCATTGAAGCTGAAATTAACAAAGTGATGCAGGCACAAAGTGCCAAAGAGCAGCAAATTCAAGCTCAAGTCCAGACAGGTTTGATTACTCACTTTGAGGGACAACAACGCTTAAAAGATATGTATGCTCAAACGGTGGCAGAAATTGAAAAACAATTACCGTTACTGGAAAGATTGGCACAAATGCCGGGCGCACAAGGCGAAGCGGCAGGCGCAATGCTTGAGCAAATGAAAGTGAAAATTCAGGAGCTTAAACAGACGGGAAATGAGCTTGAAAACGCCTTTAAACAGGGTTTAACTCAAGGTATTCAAAGTGCCTTAATGGGTTTGGCTGAAGGCACGATGAGCTTAGGTGATGCAGTAAAACAATTAGCACTGACCGTAATAAACAGTATGGCGCAGATTGCTGCACAACAACTTGCTATGCAAGCAACCAGTGCCATTAGTGGCTTTTTCGGTGGTGCGGGTGCTGCGGTCACGGCAGCAACCGGCGGTTTTATTTCCGGACCCGGTACAGGCACGTCGGATTCCATTCCGGCACGCTTATCTAATGGCGAGTTCGTCGTTCGCGCAGCGAGTGTGCAGAAATATGGCGTGGGCTTTTTACATGCTATTAACCGCGGTCATTTACGCAAATATGCCACCGGTGGGCTTGTCTCTGCCCCATCAATGCCGTCATATAGTGAGCCGAAATTGACTCGCGAAATGCAAAACGGCACGGCAGGACAACAGGCGGTAGCAAGCCCCGTGAATATTCAGCAAACTTTAGCGGTTGATAGTGCTGAGTTATTTACAGCCGGTATTAATACGGTAGCGGGCGAACGTGCGGTAATGACCGTGATTCGGGCGAATAAGCAAACATTAAAACAGGAGTTAGGCTAATGGCATACGCAACAGGCACGGCACAAAACGAGCGTGATTTATTAGATAAAATCAATAAGTTTTTAACGGAAGATGAAACACTGAAGCGCGATGGACAAACGTGGACAGTATTACTTGACCGAAAATTAAATGAAACCGCAACTCAAAAAGAAATCCGTCAAATCGCATGGAAATCAACCGGTACCGGCGTTGAGCAAGATATTTATCTTGTGGCTTCAACTGATAATTTAATTTCAGCCGATACCTACAACCTGAATTTCTGGGGTGGCACGTTTTTCAGTGAAAAATCAGTGACACCGACTGAAATTCATAAAGGCTTAATTAATGACTCGCCCGGTGTCGTGCTGTTTGCGGATAACCGCCCGATTGAGTATCACATTGTGGCAAGCGGACGTTGTTGCAAAATTATCACGCGCATTTCGCAAGTGTGTTCAAGTGCGTACCTAGGCTTTATCTTGCCAACGGTGCCACCGACAGAATATCCGTATCCGCTTTGTGTTGCCGGTAGCGCTCCCGTGGTAGATGAAAACAACCGTGCGGTGCGGGTGCGCTATTCTCAAACAGGCGAGCTTCACTCTTCTATTATTGACGCTAAATACGGCAATTGTTGGCTTTTCACGCCTGACCAAAGCTGGCGTGATTTTTACGGTAGCAGCGATAAGAATTTACGTACGGACTCTCGTTACCAAGCATTATATCCGTTATGCAATTACGATATGTTCAGCTCATATCAACAACCGCGAAGTATTGACTCGCTAGGCGAAAGCCAAGGCGGTGCTTATCCGTTAATTCCTGTTGAATTTATTAGCCTTAAGGATTCTAGCCAAGGCCGCAACCGCTGGGGGGCATTTGATGGGGTGTACTGGATTCCGGGTATTCAACGTGCCGCCGGTGACCAAGTCACTATCGCTGAAGGGCGTACAGGACTGGTATTTAATGGGGGCTATCGTGTGGCAACCAAAGATTATTTTGTGATTGAGACAACAACGGAGTATTAAGCATGGCATATCAAACGGGTAACGCAAAAGATATTAATGATCTCTTAAATAAATTAAGCGGTTTTGCCCAACCATTGGGCTGGACGATTGATAAATCAGAACAGAACCTATTGTGCTTACACAATAGTCAAGGTTACTGGTCATTGATGTTTAAGCCTGAAGTTAATCAGTTATTTACTTATGTGAATACCAGCTTTGATACAAGCAAAAAAGGCAATGAACAACCCGGTTCATCGAGAAAGCATGCTTATCGCGAAATTGACACGGCAACCTCTCAGTTAGAAAAAGGCAATTATGCGTCTTATGACTTTTTCGGCACGGCACAATATTTACACGTGGTGGTGCAAATTGAAGCGGAAAAATTTCGTCACTTTGGTATTGGTACGTTAAATAAAGAAGGGATATATACGGGTGGTCAATATACGTATGGCACTTATATCACCAAAAGTTATGGGCATTATCAAAATAACGATCATGCTTACGGCTTTTCTAACGGGGCGCGGGGCAATCAAGCGGTAGTTCGTGCCGATGGTATCAGTGGCGATAAACGCACACCGTGGTATTTCGCCCCTGCCAATGTTTCAGATTATAAAGATTTGAGTAATGCAGATAAAGGCAAATATCTGCTTACGCTTGGCAGAGCGGCGATGACAACTGATGAAAATACTTATCACCCGGATGCCTTGTTAGTCTATTACAGTCAATCTAAATTCGGGCAGTCGTTAATACCCTGTCCGCACAGCTTAATCGCACATGGGATTGATGGAATTTTTCGTCGCATTGGCATTCTCCCCGACCGCTACGAATGTACGATGGTTGGTCTCTCGCCCCGTCAAATTCTGACTATCAATGGGGAGAAATGGATGATTATTCCGAGTGCGCAATATGATGTGCGCAATCAAAGCTCCATCGAAGAAGGAAAAAATAATTCGGGGACACAAGCCGTGGCATACCGCATGGTGGAATAAAAATGGCAAATATTAACGGTTATATTGCAACAAGCGGTAAAAGCATTTCGTGTAAAGACACTGGCTATTTAGACCGCTTACCTATTTATCGTGGTGAAGCGCGTATTGCTGCACGACTTATGCCAACAATATCGGGCAAGCTCCAGCAAGGCAAGTTATTAGATTTAGCTCAGCCGGCACGGGCTTATATCGTGCCGAACTACTATAGTGATTTGTACAGCCGCGTGCTTGTCATTCCGAACTCAGTCAATCTAGGCTCAATCTCGACCGAGCAAGTGTTTGATATCCATGTGTGGAATGCGAACCGACACAGTATCAATTTAACCAAAGTAGATATTCAAGATGGTGAAGGCATTACGCTAACCGGTAGTCAAACACCAACCGCGCTGCGCGCTCTGGCACTTAAAAAGTGGACGGTGAAAGTCAGCATGAATGGTCCGGCAGAAATTTATTGCACGGTAACTTTTACTATCGCTGGCAAAAATCCGGTTACGTTGCGCATCACCGGTTCACGCTCTACCGACTGGGACTTTTTCCCCGATTGGTCTGAAGACGTGACCGAAAAACTGGAGTTTTTAACGACGGTGCATCAATCTATTACCGGTGCGGAACAACGTATTGCTAAACGGTTATCCCCCGTCGAACCTTTGAATTTAAAGTTTCCACTGTCGGAACAGAATGTCAGCGGTTAGAAAATATGCTCTACGCTTACGGTGCAAGGGTGTGGGCATTGCCAATTTTTACTCATCAAGTCTATTTAGACAAGCCAACTAAACCAGGCGATAAAACGTTATCACTTGCCACCACGGGCTTTGACTTTTATGTCGGTGGGCGTGCGGTTTTGATGAACGGGAACAAACGTGAAATGGTGGATATTACCGGCATTGAGCCTGATAAGCTTGAAATAAAACGTTCGTTACTGAATCGCTTTGATACCAGCACCGTGGTTTATCCGCTACGCTCCGCCGTGCTGACCGATATGCCACAACTTACTCGTTTAAGTGATGAGGTGGCAACCGCACAAATTCGCCTGCAAATTCACGAGCACAATGGCTATGCCGCTGATATTCGTCACTTGCCGACTTATCGCGGACATCCGGTTTTAGAGCCAACCAGCGAATGGTCGGAAGATATTACCGCACAATACTTACGTTTGATTAAACAACTGGATAACGGCACGGCATTACCGCATTACTTAGATACGGCTAAAAATGCGTTTCAGCTGACAAACCATCGTTTCTTACTCGATAGTATTGAAGCACAACACAAACTGCGCCAGCTTTTTTATTACTTACGCGGCAGACAAAAAGCGATTTGGGTAGCAAGTTCGACATCAGATTTAACACTAGCAAACGATATTGTCGGCAAAAATCTCGATATTGAGCTGGTTTATTACACGACTTGCTTATTGAAACAAGCGGGACGGCAAGACATTCGCATTGAGTGTACCGACGGCAGCGTGCATTACCGCCGGATTTTAGCCGCAACGGTAAGCAACAACCAAACCGAACGGCTTGCGCTGGATGGTGAAGCGTTAAATTTAAAGCGTGAACAAGTGGCTAAGATTTCTTTTCTGACACTCTCACGCTTAGAGAGCGACACGATTGACTGGGTACATCATACCGACACCGTAGCAAGTGTGACGGTTAGTTTCCGAGGGTTGCGTGATGAACTCGAAGTTTAATGATTTAAACAACATTTAAACGATATTTAAAAAGGATTTAAAACGTGAATTATTTAGATAAAACCCATTCTGTTGCCGATGGTCAGCCCGTTACGCTTTATCAATTTACCCGCGGCGATGATGAAAAGATTTGGCGTTTTTGTGATGCTGACCAAGACATTGTCGTAAACAATGAAAAATGGCTGGCAACCGCAATCAGTGATAGCGGTCGTCGCACGGGCGAGAATATCAATATTGTGCTACCGAGCAATAACCCTGTGGCATTGCTGTATCGTGGTATGCCACCGAGCCAAACCGTTAAGGTGATGATTATGCGCTTGCATTATCAAGAACAAGAATTACGCGTGGTATGGATTGGCACGATTATTGAAGCGAAACGCCCTGATGTGCATAAGACGGAGTTGGTATCTGCAGGACTAACCGCAACAATGCAAAGTGCGGGTTTGCGTTTAACGTGGGGACGTAATTGTCCTTATACCCTCTATGACTACGACTGTAAAGTCAATCCCAAAAACTTTGTGGTGGCAGGTTTGGTGATTAAAGCGTTAAACGGACAACACTCACCGTAGATGTGCCTGAAAATTTACCTGAAGGCTGGTTTAATGCAGGCTTTATTGAGTGGACGGATAGTGATGGCGTACGTGAAGTTCGAGCGGTGACAGTACATAAAAATAACCAAATTACCCTAATGGGTGGTACACAAAAGCTGTCTGTTGGTACACAAATCAAAGTTTACCCAGGCTGTGATGGGCGAGCCAGTACGTGCCTAAAAAAATTTAACAATATGCTTAACTACGGGGGGATTCCGCACATGCCCAATAAGTCCCCGTATGATGGCTCAAGAGTATTTTAAGCAGGAGGTTTTATGTTTGCAGCAGTTGCGTGGGCAGTGGCTAAATATGTAGCCGTGCTGGCAGTCAGCTATTTACTAAATCAAGCGCTCGCACCGAAACAGCGTAGCGGGCAAGGTCCGGAAGCCGTATCCAGTGAAGAATGGAATTTTCCGCAAGCAGGCGAAGGCACGCCACAATGTGTGTTTTTCGGCGATTGCTGGACGGAGGATTGGCAAGTATTAGCGTACGGTAACTATCGTACTACTGAAATTAAAAAAGGCTAAAACAAGGAATAAGGAAGATGATCATCACAATGCAAGATATGCGCCGTGTGCATTTTTGCGCGGCAGGTGTACAAGCGTTCTTTGAGCGCGAGGGGTGGGATTTCAACGACTTTTTGCAAAATGGAATTGATTCTGAAAAATTCTTAGCCACCGGTAGCGTGTTTGCACGCAAATGCGTGACTGCCGCAAAACAAGCACAACAAACGAAAGGGGAAAAATAATGGGTGGCAAACGTAAAGGCGGTGCGGTAACGGTCGGTTATCGTTACTACTGGGATATTCATTCAGGGCTTGGGCGTGGACCAGTGGATGAAATCGTTGAGTTACGCATTGATGATAAAACCGCATACTTAGGCAAACCGGGCGAACTCACGCAATCACAAGCGATTTATATTAATAAACCGAATTTATTTGGTGGCGAAAATACTGGTGGTGAAGGCGGTATTCAAGGGCGGTTAGAGATTCTCATGGGTGAACCTGACCAAAAGCCGACACAAATGCTGATTAATTTATTAAAAGGTAAGCATAACCCTGCGCCACGTGAGAATACACACGCATTGCTGCGTAAAAATAAGCGTAAAAAACAACAAGACGAGCAAGCGTTTTTCTCCGCAGGCAATGTGACTGAAGGCAATCTTGCAAAAGATGATTTGATTCCCGGTTTTCGCGGTATTGTGTCCACCGTGTTTAGTGGGCTTATCAGTTGCTATAACGCTTACCCTAAAAAGCATAGCTATCGTGTGCGACGTGCATTAAAAGGCTGGTTTAACGGTACGGTTTGGTATCCGGAAAAATGCAAAATTATTTTACGCAATGATACGTTAAAAATTTCAGGACTGACAAAAGAACAAGAAGAAAATGCGCGTCAGATTCATGCGATGAATCCTGCACACATCCTTGTTGAGTGTGCAACAAATAAAAGCTGGGGCGGTAAAAAAGACTTAAGTGATCTTGATTTAGATAGCTACAAAAAAGCCGCCGACACACTCTATGAAGAAGGCTTTGGACTATGCTTGCGTTACAACCGTCAAGGCTCAATTAAAGAGTTTATGCAACAAGTGATTGACCACATCGGCGCAGTGCAATACGACAACGTAGAAACAGGTAAACAAGCGATTAAATTATTGCGTAATGACTATAATCCCGACGATTTGCCAACATTTCACTATGATAACGGGATTTTAAATGTGCAAGATGATGATAGTTCGGCAACTGACACAACGGCAAATCAAATTGTTGTCAAATGGCGCGACCCAGTTACGAACCGTGAAGACCAAGCCATTGCGAATAATATTGCCTCTGTGCAAATGCATGGTGTGATTGCAAAAAACGTTGAATATAAAGGTGTGCCGACCTTTGATTTAGCAGCTCGCATTGCACAGCGTGATTTGGAGATGGTCGCCAGCAGTTTAACTCGTCTTAAAATTGTGTTTGATATGCGTGCCAGCGAGTTAAAACACGGTGATGTTTTCAAAGTACATTTACCGGAACGTGGCATTGAAAGTGCGGTTTTTCGCGTCAGTGCCATTGAAAACGGTAACGAGGGTGAGTTGATTGTGACTTGTATGCAAGATGTGTTCGGTTTACCGGCTGCGAATTACTCAACACGACAATCTGAGTCGCTTTATATTCCACCGGACTATACCGCAAAACCGATTCAAAATAGCCGATTATTTGAATTGCCATACCATGTTTACCCTTTAGTCTTTAGCGAAGCGGAATTGGCATTTATTAAACCAACGGATTGCTTTGTGTGGTCGCTGGCAAGTCAGCCAAGTGCTTTAGCCGTGGGTTATGATTTACTTACTGATGTAGGGGCAGGCTTTACACCGGTAGCAGAATGCTCATTTGTACCATCAGTAACACTCAGTTCAGACATTACGCCGTATCAAACTACAGTGAGTTTTGTTTCCGGAGATGAGTTTGCGGATTTAGCGAATGCCGGTGCATTAATGATTGATGACGAGATTGTGAAAATTGAGTCAGTCGATTTTAAAAACTCAATAATGACTATCGGTCGTGGTTGTGCAGATACTATCCCACAAGCACATAAACAAGGTGCTACTGCATGGTGTTATTTGCTTGCGACATCAGATACTGACACCAAATATACCGTAAATGAGCAAATCAAAGCGAAATTACTCACACGTACACAGATTGAAACGCTCTCTGAAGATGCGGCTAGTGTATTAACACTAACCACACAGCAACGACAAGCGCGACCTTACCCACCGGCAAATGTAAAAGTAGACGGTGTATTTGTTGATAAGATTGCAGACAGTTCAGCCTTTACACTTACATGGGCGCATCGCGATAGAGATATTCAAGCCGACCAGCTTATTTCACATACTGAAGACAGTACTGCACTAGGGAAAGGTGTCAGCTATAAAATTGATTTAATGGACGGTAATAACATAGTGCGGTCAATTACAACCGATTCTACAACGTTTGTTTATCCGGACGAGGGCAAAATCGAGGATGAGCAATTTAGCAAACTGGTGTTCTACACGGTGAAAGATAAGCTGACAAGCCTGTATCGCTATGAGTTTACCGTGCAAGGTGCAATGCAATTATTAAGTGATTGGGATTATCAACGCGCATTTACACAAGGTAATGATTACTTCAATCGTTATGATGATAACGATATGCCGACAGGTAAATATATCATGCTGTCATCAAGTGCGGATAAAGAGAGCATTATTTATCAATCATTTGTGCTCGAACCTAATAAATATAAACGCTTTGCCCTCTCTTATAAGATTGGTACCTACAATCAACGCCATGGACGTTGTAGGGTTGCGGTTCAACTATACAAAAATGATGAATTAGTTAAAGAGTACCTTTCAGAACAGTTCGGCGGTTGGGAAGAAAGTTTATGGCACGGACAACAAGTAACTGAAGCTATCGCTAAAGGCGTGAGCGAAATCCGATTTAAGGTAAATGTGATCGGGGCAATATCGAATAATGCGATTGCATTTAAAGATATTGTTTTACG